TATAAATTGGCCACAATTGATTTGGTTGGTGTGTCAACAGATGGCACAGAATTTGAAGGTGGTTCTTTTGCAATTGGTTTAACTGATGATACCGGAATAACTGGTAGTGTTACAGCTTCAACCGCTTCGACAACTGTGTCAATAACTGGTGGAACTTTCCCATTGACTATTGCTGGTAAGAAATTATACAACATTGAAACATTTTTGGGAACAATTGCCAGTGTTGCTGGCGATGGACTTTCCCTAATATTGACTGCAAATTCATTAGCAAATGTAACAAATGTAACAACATGCAGACATACTAGCAAAGATTCTATATATTCTGTTAGAGGATGTATGAGATTATCCGGTTCAGCAAAAGTTTCTCATACAAATACTGCTGGTAATTTAATGGTATGGTGTAACTCGGCAACAACAGCAATGAAAAATAATGTATATATCTATAACAGAATAGGAAAAGATATGTATGTCGTAGTTAAAGCTACATTTTATTGAGGAATTAATTATGGAATCTGATAAATCAATATTTTATTTAACATTATTGTGGTCTATTCTTTTGACAGTTACTGTCATATTGTTTTGTTCCATGGTTCATTAACAAAAAAATGGGGGCATAATGCCCCCAAATTGTTCCACTCCCCGCAGAATTTTTAATCAACTACTTCCCAATCTTCTGCCAATACATCTGTTTGTGATGCCAACCATGGCACAACTTTGTTATCAGCCGTTTTCATATCAATATGTGGACAGTAATTAATTTCTGTACCCTCTGGGTAAATACCCAGTAACGGTGGTCTATTGACATTAAAAGTAGACCCTGGAACCAAGAATACAAACATTCCTTTACCATTCCAACCTTCTCGTGCAACTTTGCTGCCAAGTTTTAAGTTAGCTAATGCTTCACCAAAATTCATTCATTTCTCCTATATAATAAAATTAACTACCTTTTGCCAAATTTGCAAAATATTCAAAATCTGGGTCTTCATCATCTTCTTCGATGTTTGGATTAGATTTTAGAACAGATTTTGCAATACTTGGACTTTCAAAGTTTGGTAAATCATCTTCCTCAATTGGTTGACGTTGTGGTTGAGATTGTACCATTCTTTGGGCAGGATTGCCTGCCGAATTAGAGGAACCATTTGTTCCGTACAATACGGAAAATAATTCCTGTTCCAATTGTTCATATGATTTGAACTTGTCTGGTGCAGTAAATGCTTCCAACGAATAACATTTTTTCCAAATTTCTTCAATTTCTTCATCAGTTTTTGCCAATTGGGAAGTTCCTTCCCAGACACTTTTCAAATATGTTGGTAATTTTGTATCACCAATATTTGTGCGAAGTTTGAAGTTCATTCCTTCCCATGGGTCAAATACATTATTTCAATTTAGCCCATCTACCGATAAGGTAATGTTTAATTATAATAAAGGGGCATCTATACAATTTTATTGCGGCATATCAGATTGTTCTATATATTCGGCCAATACAACAAATACCAAAACAGCCCTGTATATAAGCGATAATTCTCAGTTTCATATGTCAAACGTGAATATTTCTGGGTTTACGGGTAAAGATTCTATTGGTATTAGGCTGTTAGGCAGAGAGAATAATACATTTGAACGTATCTTCGTTGGTGCGGATATATGTGTAAAATTATCACCGAATACCAATACATTAGAATGGCTTTCAGTAGATCATTGTGTGTTTAGAGATACATACTTATTAGCTAATTCCCTACCAACATCAGGGGGAACAGTACCTACTACATGTGTTCTGATAGATGATAAAGCTAATATATCTGGTTTAACCTTTGAAGGTAGAAATGCATGGGTAAGTGGGCAGCGGGGCTTGTATAATCTTGATACAACATCTACCATGGTTAGTTACATGGTAAAACTTGGTAATATACGCCGAGAACAACCAAGTGGGACAACTACGTTTCCAGCAATATACATTTCAAGACCTGCAAGTGGTAGGTTGCAAGGGTTGCTGATAGAGAATTTCTATAACGGGGCAAACTTTCCGAATACTACCCAAACTGGTGTATATTTTAGAGGTATAGATCAGATAGAGTTTAATAATACTATATTTTCTGATAATACAAATACAAATACAGTATTAGATATTGATAACTGTACAGCAATGGAATGGATAAATGCAAAATTTTTGGTTACATCTGCTGCAACAATGTTACTTCCAAATATGGAAATTACTTCTGGTGGACAAAGACTAGCAGGTAATTTATATCCATTAACTTGTTCATGGGAAAAGAAACCTGCTGCAATATATCAACAAGTACCAAAAATTGGTATGAACGGGGCAAAAACTTGGGAATATTCTGGAACATTAACTAATAATTCCACGTTACAAATTCCAATTAATACCGATAATGGATATAAATTGGCCACAATTGATTTGGTTGGTGTGTCAACAGATGGCACAGAATTTGAAGGTGGTTCTTTTGCAATTGGTTTAACTGATGATACCGGAATAACGGGTAGTGTTACCGCATCAACAGCTTCAACAACGGTGTCAATAACTGGTGGAACTTTCCCATTGACTATTGCTGGCAAGAAATTATACAACATTGAAACATTTTTGGGGACAATTGCCAGTGTTGCTGGCGATGGACTTTCCCTAACATTGACTGCAAATTCATTAGCAAGTGTGACAAATGTAACAACATGCAGGCACACTAGCAAAGATTCTATATATTCTGTTAGGGGATGTATGAGATTATCCGGTTCAGCAAAAGTTTCTCATACAAATACTGCTGGGAATTTAATGGTATGGTGTAATTCTGCAACAACTGCTATGAAAAATAATGTATATATCTACAATAGAATTGGTAAAGATATGTATGTTGTTGCAAAAGCAACGTTTTATTAACATAGGATAAACCAACATTTTATATATTATTGTGGTCCATTCTTTTGACAGTAACTGTCATATTGTTTTGTTCCATGGTTCATTAACAAAAAAATGGGGGCATTATGCCCCCAAATGGTTCCACTCCCCGCAGAATTTTTAACTACCTTTTGCCAAATTTGCAAAATATTCAAAATCTGGGTCTTCATCATCTTCTTCAATGATTGGATTAGATTTTAGAACAGATTTTGCAATACTTGGACTTTCAAAGTTTGGAAAATCATCTTCCTCAATTGGTTGATGTTGTGGTTGAGATTGTACCATTCTTTGGGCAGGATTGCCTGCCGAATTAGAGGAACCATTTGTTCCGTACAATACGGAAAATAATTCTTGTTCCAATTGTTCATATGATTTGAACTTGTCTGGTGCAGTAAATGCTTCCAAAGAATAACATTTTTTCCAAATTTCTTCAATTTCTTCATCAGTTTTTGCCAATTGGGAAGTTCCTTCCCAGACACTTTTCAAATATGTTGGTAATTTTGTATCACCAATATTGGTACGAAGTTTGAAGTTCATTCCTTCCCATGGGTCAAATACATTTACAGGTTGCTCATCTTCGAATTCTGGAGAAATTTTATCCAGGATCATTTTATGAATTTGTTTTCCGTACCGGAACAAAAATACTTTACCATTATTTGCTGGATTAGCTGGGTCGTTTACGACCAAGATATTGGAATAAAAATCTTGATCCCTTTGGATAGCTTGTGCACGAAGTTTGTCTTCAGGGTTTGAACTATCTTTTAGTTTGTAATATTCGATATAACATGGGTCTTTTTGACCTAATGTATATAAAGAATTGTTCCAATACATTTTGCCAGTTTTTGCTGGATATTTGAATTTGTATGTATGAAGATGTGCCCATGGAGAATTTTCTCCCATTGGTGCAGGTAGTAGGCGGATTACTGCCTGTCCATTCCCAGATTCATCCCTCGTAATTTTCCAAAATCTGTCATCGTTATACGATGCAGTATTGGACTTACCAGTTGCTTTTTCAACTTGTTGTAAGATTGAAGACATGGATGAAGATTTTCTTAATTGATCTAATGCTGACATATATAACCTATTTGTTAAATTAAATTTACTATTGCGTTAAAATTTGTACAATTTTTGTTTGTACCTCCTATTTATGGTTCATGAACATGGAACAATCTTACTATCTCGGTATAATTCTACAATTATAACAAATTCAATTCAGCATCTTTTACGAAATCGTGCCAAATCATTTTAACACGACTTTGATCGTAAACGATCCAATCTTTTCCATCCAAAAATGGGGAATATTTTCTCAGTCTCTGAGAAATCTTTTCCCAAATAATGTCCTTTTCAAATCTTTCATCATATTCTGTAATAAAAGGTCGTCCAAATTTATCAATCAATATCATTGTTTCAATTGATATCGTTTCCGATAAAAACATTTTAATAATCATTGGGTGCCTATTATACTCCACTTCAAACAATTTGTCAACATCTTTTTTCATCTTTTCAAGTTCATTGCCAATTTTGTTCAAATCTTCTTTGAAATAATTGGACAAAGATGCAACCTTCTTGGTATATTGAACAAAATTTTGTTTTGCTTCATCAAAATTGTATACTACATTCAATTTTTTGTCAACAAGATTTGCTAAAAAGAATTGCACCAAATCTTTTGCCTTAATTTTTGATGCGGCATACGCATACAATCTGGCATCTTTTCTGGCATCAAATCCTTTTGGTGAACATCTAATTGCACTTACTTTGAACCAATTGAAATCAGGTTTTTTGAAATGTAATTGCAATGCTTGCGTGATTTTGAAAAAATCAAATGGGGTCAAATATTCCACTACATTTCTCCAGTATTCTTTTCAATAAAAATTTTTCCAGATTCATCCACAAAAAATTTCACTGAACAATTTGGATTCAATTTCATCATTTCACAAATCTTGTTTGGTATTACCAAAAAAAGTTCGTCCCTACGATCATAATAGATCAAACTTGTTTCATATGTTTCATTTTTCATTATATAATTCCAATTGTCTATCCAATAAAAATTTTGTACTAGATTCTAACTCAATTATTTCCAAATAATATGGCAACAACTCTTGGAAATCCTTTCCAAAAAGTTTATCAATTTCTTTTTCCTCTGGTGTTCTATTTCTAACCATATCTGGATACATCTTATCAAACATATACAAGATTTGGGACAAATATCTTTCTGCCTTACATGGCAAATTATCGTCCAATGCTTGGATATGATACAACAATTTTTTGTAAATTAATTTTGCTATAAGTTCGTTCATATGTTACTCATAATTAGTAGAAATTTGGCACCAAATCTGTTCACTACGCTTCACCAATCATTTTCCTATGTATTGGTATAGGGTTGGTGCCAGAATGGCTTAAAATGGCTTAAATTTGATTATCTGTTCCAAATGTTCGGCAGTTGTGAAATAGTACCGTAACTATGAAACAATGTCAAGAAAAACTTGTTTCAGAATGGAAAATTTATTTTCAAAAAAGTGAAAATAATGCTTGACAGATTTTAAAAAGTGTGGTACAATACCATTGTTGGTGCCGGATTGGTAACATATTGGTTATACAATATGTATACATATTGGTAACAATTGGTTAGGTTAACCTAACAAAATTGGTTAAATTTTGGATAAAAAAATGGTTCTAAATGGATAACCAAATAGAACCATACATGCGTAGCATATCCCCTACGGGGATGTTTGTTAAATTATGCTGTAACCAACAATGTTAAATTGCTTGTAGCATTTGCTGTCACAACTGGTCTAAGATATGGCCATGCTGCAGTAATTGTTGCAAAAGCTGTTGTTGATGCACTAATCGTTACAGTGGCACCAGTGTTAACAAAATTTACACCATCTAATGATCCTTGGATCACAATTGTTGCACTACCACTTGTAGCCAATACACCTTGTACAACAGTGTCACCATATGAACTATTTGCAATCGCAATTGGTGGCAATACGCCTCCATTAATGGTTGTCACTGCCAACCCACTGGAGAAAAATTCCACAATCACTTGACCATCTGCACCAATTTGGTAATCATTTGGACAAGCAATGGTAAATTGGGTTGATGACCCAAATGTGCCCCCATTAATAACAGTTCCTGTTAAATTTTGGGGCACATTGTTGAACAAAATGGTAACTTTGTCCCCAGCATTCAAATAATGAACACCAGATGTGTTTACAGTAAGTGTACCAGTTGCCCAAGTAGTGGATGCAATATTGTATGTACGTTTAAATTTCTTTACAAGTCTGGAAGACATGGTTTTTCCCAAATAAATTATTATGGATTATTTATCAAATCGCTTGACAAATATTAACCATCATGTTAAAGTATCTCAAAATTTTGGAGACAGTATGTATATAAAAAATGTTCTAATTAGTTTGGATCAATTATTAAATGTTATTTTATTAAGTGGGAAACCGGATGAAACAATTTCTGCCAAGCTGTATAGAAAATCTATAACAACGGGCAAATGGTATTGGAAATTTGGTGAAAAATTTGTAAACGCCATTTTCTTCGATAAAGATCATTGTTATCAATCATTTTTATCAGAGGTGGAAAGAAAACAGTTTCCAAACCATTATAAAAATTATGACAATAAAAAATGAGTACTGG